GTGGTCGGTGGCTCGGTGGCCAGGCGTAGATCGCGGGTGTGAACCTCGTAGCCGATGACGCTGTTGGTTGGCTGCTGGCGGATCTTGCGAACGAACACGACCCAGCTGTGCTGCTTCAAATTGGTTGGCAGAAGCTGCTCAGACGTGGTGAAGAGTGGAGGATCGATCATGCCTGCATTGTAGGCAGGAAGGTCGAGCACGCCCATGATCTCCCACCAGCCATTGAGGTTGAAGAGCTGACCACCTGACGGGAAGGCACGAATCGTTACTACGCCGCCAGACACCGTGTCAAGGATGAAGGCATCGCCTGGCTCGAAAGCCATGGAACCTTGGGTGACGGTGAAGAAGTTTAGGAACGCGGACGTGGTACCTGGCGGCTGAAAGTTGTAGGCAACACCCACTTCGCCGGTGCCAAAGGTACCGCGGAAGTTAGAGCGTACATCAAGGGTTACTCCATCGGCAGCCACCTCGATAGTGAAGACCTCACCGACCTGAAAATACGGAGCAACCAGATTGCTTACCACGATGGAGCCGTTGCCGACGCCCTTCATGTAGCGGTTGTAGCGCAGAGCAAAGAAGTCCTGCTCAGCGATTGGCTGCAGACCCGAGCCGATGTCGCCTGGCGGGTAGCGATTGACGCCGTCAACCGTGCGTGGCACATTGGCAGCATAGATCCGAGAGTCATCCTCTGGGAACAGGTCAGGATCGGGAATCTTGGCAAGCACGTTTGACGAGGAGTCAAGCACGTACTCGAGCGGCTCACCGTACCAGTGGCGGTCGATCAGCCCCTGAATGGCGGTCTTCTCCTTCAGCGAGCCATCACCAGGCGAGCCGCCCGAGATGACCTTGACGAAGGTGCTGGTCTTGTCGCGGTACAGACCGCCGCGGTTGTCCTCAACGAATTTGCGACGCGGCGAGCTGATGACGCCAAAGGTGGCAGGATCAGAGGCAGAGAGGTGAAGCAGCGTGTTGATCACGCCTGACGTGTTCAGCACCGGCTCGATGATGGAGTCGATGAGCGCTTGGCCTGAGACAGCAGATGTCTGCGAGTTGGTGCTGATCTCGTAGCGCATGACGAGGTCGTCACCGAACAGCTTGATGTTCTCGTAGGTACCTGACGCGTCATTCCAGTCGATGTACTTCGGTTGACCAGCGAACGTGCGGTTAATGGCCTTCAGGCGCAGGATCGTTGGATCCTTAAGCAGGAACGTGTTGTAGTCCTGGCCGTTGACCATGCGGTTCTGCGCGTAGTACGTGGCAGGAGCTGAGCGGCGGATGTGCTCGATCGTTTCCGTGGCTGAACCGTTCTGCAGCGTTGTCGTTAGGCTGAACGTGAACGTTGCCGTCTCGCCGTTGCCAGTCGAGCCCGTGTACTTGAACGACATCGGCTGGTTGGCGATCTTGTTCTTCTGAATGATGATCGAACGACCAGCAGACTGGCGCATCCAGAACCGGAACGTACCTTGCGGAACATCCGAGAAGTCGCCGTCACCGAAGATCACGCGAATGCGGTCAGACTCAAGCGTGTCGATCTCGTACTTTTGGCGGGTAGAACGGTTGTCGTTGAAGACCAGGTTCTGCTCAGCAATGGTATCGACCTGGGTCCAGCGCTCGATGATGGCGCTGTCGTTGTCGATGCGCTGCACCCACACGTCGGTGTCATTGACAGTCGTTGGCTCAAAATCGATGCGACGGTCTGGCAGGCGGTCAGAGATGTCGAGGTCAACACGAGCAAGCGTACCTTGCTTGGTGTAGGCAAGAAAGCCGGTGTAGTCTGAGCCGTCACCTACGCCGTCGTTGGCGTAGATGATTGAGAGCGAGGAAGCTGGGTCTGGCTCACGCTCGAATGGACCATTGGCGTCTAGGTCGGTCGGCACAATCTCCATGTTGAAGTTGTCCGTGCCGGTTGTTACCGTGTACGGGTAAACACCAAGCGGGAAGGAAGTGGCGGCGTTCTTCAGGGCATAGAGGTCCATGACCACGTCACCGATCTGGAACGTCTTCTGTGGAGAACCGAAGCGGGAGGTCAGCACGCGGTTCATGACGAGCATGAACTGCTCTTTCCAGTTCACATTGTTCGGATCGTTCCACGTGATCACCAGACCAGCTAGGTCGGTGCCGCGGGAGTCAACAACCCGCTCCGAGGTCGTGATAGACGTCAGCTTCACAAGACCGCGAACGGCAATGTTGCGGGTGGCCTTGTACGAGATCAGCTTCGCGAGACGAAGGATTGATGCCTTGCGCTGGGCCGTCGTGATGAAGTTCTCATGTGCAACGATGTCCACGCGGTACGCCAGCTGCTCAGCCACGTAGGCGAACAGCTCGAGGAGCGCAATGAACTCAGACGACTGAATGTAGTCGTTGAAGTACTCCGGGTAGTACGCACGAGTGTAGTCGATCAGCGACTGCTTGATCGTGTCGAAGTCGTAGGAGACGAAGCTGACCGCGCCGAAGGCTTGGTAGATCTTCTCCCAGGTTTCGGCTGAATAGGTTGTGCGAAGGGCCATGGTTCTTCCGGTATCTCAGTAAGGCTATTTACGCACCCACTGGGAACTCAAGTTTGAGGGTTTCAGAGGTTCCGAGATTGAGGTACTGCAGGTCGGCCCATGCCACGATCGCGTTGTTGTCAGGCAGGGCCTGCACAGACAGGGCCAGCAGCTTGACACGTGGGTCATAGTTGAAGACCATGGTCAGGTCGTCCTCCACGATCTTCAGGGTCTGTTTGTCGAGCGGCTCAAAAGCCAGCATCGGAATGCGGGTTCCGAAGTTTGGCAGCATTGGCCGCTCACCTGGGATGGTGTAGATGTGGTTCAGCAGGTCCTGGTTGATCAGCTTGCTGTTCGTAACCAGGAAGGCGTCTGACGGCTTGTCTAGGTGCCCGACGGTTGAAAAGCCACGATAAGGTGCGCGTGTCATTACTTTCTGTCCTTCATTGCGGTGATGTCGTTCAGGTAGTTAGGAGTCCAGACCTTGACGGTCTCGTCATCCTTCTCCACCACCTTGGCATCTTCTAGCTCGGCTGGGTACATCCACGTATCCTCCACGTGCGCTGACAGGACTGGCACCTTGCTGCCACGGGGAATGTTGTAGCCTTGGTAGGTCAGCTTGTAGGTGCGCTGCTCGCCGTGCTGCGGGGTTTCCTTGCGCTGCAGATCGACAGTCAGCGCCTTTGCAAGCATCACGTAGTCGGCGCTGTCGACGATGACGCGCTTGCCCTGGTCAAGCCAGTGACGGATCAGGTCGTACATGATCGGGTGCTCACCATCCTTGGGAGCAACTGCAGGTGGCGCCTTCGGCTTCTTGACTTCATGCAGCTTCATCAGGCTTTCCAGTTCTTGCCGCGAGCGGCCTTTGAGCCCTTGCGGGTCCATGGCTCGTGGCCAGGGATTACGTCAGTTGGATCTGGGCATGGAGCAGAGGCAGCGCCTGGTCCGTTCAAGTGGATCTGTGAGCCAGTCTGAATGAGGTTGGCACCAGCCTTGAAGTTCATGGCACCACCTGACTCGAGGAACAGGCCGCCGTCCGAGGACAGAGCCACGTCAGAGCAGCCCGACAGGTACGCATGACCCGCGGCGCCGAGATCGATGTTACCGCCTGCTGAGACGCGGAAGTTACCCTTTGCCGAGATGTTCACGTCACCGCCGCTGGCGATGCTGAGTGAATCGCCCGCGTAGACATGCACTCGACCGTCCTGATCAAGCTCTACCCAGCTGGCGCCCTTAGCGGTGCTCACGTAGATGCGCTCATTGGCATCGTCAAGCAGAACCTGGTGGCCTGCAGCGGTCTTGATGCGGACACGACCCGAAGATGGGTTGTCCTGCATGATGATTGAGTGGCGACCAGGGGTAGTGATGCAGTAGGTTTGTGGGTCAAGGCCACCCTCGGCCACACCCTTCTGGTAACCTTCAGTACCGTCTTTGTCTGTCTTCCCCTGCGCCACCTGCCGTTCGTAGGCACCCCGGGTCTGCGCCTCGGAGGCACCGAGGTCACCCTGGAACTGCGCGTTCAGGTTCGATGTAGATGGCTCAAGCGTCTCCAGTGTGTCGGTCTGAGGACCTCCGGTGGAGTTGCGGCCCAGTGGCAAGGAACGGTTTCCGTGCTCAGGGAAGTAGGAACCAAGGTAGAACCGTTGGTTACGATCGCCGTACAGGAAGCCGATGATGACGGTGGCACCCACCTTCGGCACGGCCCAGAAGCCGTACGAGACTGGGCCCGGGGCGGCGGCGGACGTTGGGCCAGCGGGGTAGTCGTAGGTCTGGCCTGCCAGTGGCGAGATGTAGGTTGCCCATGGAAGGGTCTCGGCCTTGTAACCTTCACCATCGATTGCGGGGCACCAGCACTTCACTCGACCCATCTGCTGTGGATCAGAGGTATCAACGACTACGCCTTCAACGAATGTGTCTGCTCTCATTATCGTACCGTGGTTTTCTGTTTGTCTTTGATGTTCTCGGCTGACAGCTTGCCCTGACCGTACACGTTGTGCGACCACATCTCCAGCTCTTGGGTAAAGACCCCGCGCTGGATAATGTTCGTGACCTTGAAGACCACGTAGTAGTTGTTGTAGAGGACCTCAGCCGCAAAGTCCTGACCGTCAATCAGCTCATTCGTGGTGGGATCCACGTTAGGCCCCTTGATGTTGATCTTCGCAAACACTGGAGTGGTGGTGTACGAAGCATCGCCCAGCGGGCGCTTGATTGAGAAGCCGTTCTTGGACTTGGTAACTGACTTGCCATCATTGAGCTTAAGAATGTCGGCTTCAAGCTGCTCACGATACGCACCCTTAACCGTAGTGTTGGTAGTGGAAGTGCCAGTGCCGGTCGCAGATGTGGATGTGGTATGCGGAACAGGCTTGTCGTGATTGAACTTCTCCATGATGTCAGGGTTCCCCTTGATCGTCATGTTCACCATGATTGGCGACTGCGCGTAGAATGCTGAGAGGTTACGCGCGTAGGCCTGGCTGTCAGCCGTCTTACGCTGTTGCTCTGAAGGAGTGCGAGCCGTGGCATACTGTGAGAATGCCTTACGTTGCTCAGGTGTTAGGAGCGGCAGCATGATTGGGTCGTACTGACGAGCCGAGGTGAGCAGCGTTTTGGGTAGTGACGTGCCATCAGGTTGCGCCTTATCACCTTGTCCTTGGCCTGACACGTTGAACAGATCGCCTTCACTGACCTTTACGTTTGACGCCAGCAGGAACTGAAGGTCCTGTAGCTTCAGATCAAAGTGAAGAATGTCAAGGTTCTTGCCTGTGAAGATGTAGTCCAGCTCGAAGAAGTTGACGGGCTGCATGATCTTCTTGCCTGTCCTTTCGTCAGTAACTTCTTCGTAGAACTTACCTTGGTGTTGTGCGGTCAGCGTAGCTTGATCCTGCTTTGGCGGCACCACGTTTGGCACCTCAAATGGGATGACATCGACGTGCACCACGAATGAGTTGTTGTCTGAGGAAATGCTGACGAGGTGCTTGTAGAAGGTAATGAACTCGTTGGTCTGCAGCAGCTTGTCAGCGTTGCCTAGCTTCTGAATGTCACTGCATGCCTTGAACATCATCTCTAGAACTGCGGTAATGGTCAGGCCTGGATCTACCGACATGTAGGTGCTGGTTGCCGGGGTCAGGTCCTTACCTCCGGCAGTTGATGCCTGCTGCGGGGTTGTCTGAGCCGTCTTTTCCTTCTTCACGAAGGTCTTCTCAATGGCGGCATGGACTGACGAACCATCACAGGTAAACTGGCGCCACTTGTCTGGGATAGTGATTTGGTACTGGACGATGCGACCAAACTTGTTGGCATCTGATGTCTGTGGTTGGGCGCCTGCCTTCAGCACAGCTGCCGAAATCGTCTTGTAGAACTCCGAGCTGTCGTTGTTCAGGCTCGTCTCAAAGCTATCGATCAGATCGCCAAGCGTATTCGTCTTGCCGGTGAAGTAGTTTGTGGATGTACCGATGTTGAGCCAGCGCTGGTGGGTGTTGACCGCGAAGTTGAAGTTCGGCATGAACACGCACTCATACGCGCCCTTGGCGTAGTCAAGGTTGACATCCATCTTGAACAGGTGCATCGGAATGGTGACGGTCTGCACGGTTTCGGTGCTGCCGTCTTCATGGTGACCCACAAAAATGACGCGCATCATAAAGATCATTCCATCGAAGCCGCACTGCATCTTGCTGTCCATCAACCACTGAAGGTAGTTGATAAAGGAGATACCGACGGAGTCAAGGATGGTCATGTGCACCTCGTTAGCGAGGTTACCATGAGAGCCTTTGCTCTGCAGCCCATTGATCAGCACCTCATACTTCAGGCTCTCAACAGAAAACTGACTGAAGCGACGTGTGTCCAACACCAGGAAGACATCGCTGTCAGACCCTTTGAAGTTCACGGGGCCGCCAAGGCTCTTAGTCTCATTGATCTTCTGCAGGGTTTCAGTCTCGGCGCCCTGCGCAAACGCACGCGCCTGTTCAGTCGTGCGGCATGCAAGAAGAATGAAGTGCGTGGAGTACGACTGGAACCCGTCCAGAGGATTTTTGAGGCGACCGCTCATACGATTGGCAGAATGGTAGGAGGCAGCTCGCGAGTCGATGCGACACCGCCAAGCTTACCGGAAAGGGCGTTCTTGACACGCTCTTGCGATGGGATATAAAGGACTACGCCCTCGACGATCTCATTGAACGGATCGAGAACGTTGTTGTGCATGGCAAGCAGCCACCAGTAGCGGGGCTCACCGAGGAACATGGCGGCGATTAGATCCAACCGGCCCTCAAACTTCTTCTCAACCACGTACGAGCTGTCGTCGGAGTTGGAGGTAAAGTTCTGCCGCTCCCACCACTCAAGTGTAGTTTGACCAACCTCGGTCGTACCGCCTGAGACGTAGCGAGATGTGCGTACCTTGACGCTGTTTGTTTCGTAGGCCATTAGAAGGTTCCTGAAGCACCGCCACCACCAAAGTCACCGCCACCACCCGACTTGAATGGAACTTTGCCAATGCGCTCCGTGATGGCAACACCGTAGTTGCGTCCCTCGTTGGAGTAGTCGGCGACTGGAATTTGATTGCGGTAGGCTTCCAGCTCGGCTGCCGTTGGACCGCCCAGATCACCACGCCCAGCACCCGGACCAAAGTAGCCATTGCCACCACGCAGGGAGTTTGGCAGCGTAGTCTGCGCTGGCTCAGCGGGTGCGGCACCTCCTGATGCATCACGACCATCCCGTTGGGTGGATGTACCTGCGCCCGGCAGAGAAGCCCATGCCTTCTTGAACTGGCCGATGCGGAAGTCAGCGTAGCTGAAGCCATTGAACTGGTCGGTAGAGAAGGTTTCAACCAACTGAATGGCAACCTTGATGACCGTTGGAAACGGAATGAGCTTGCCCGTCTTACTCAGAGAGTTGTCGGTCGGGTTTGCCCACGCAAACTCATAGGCAGGAATGTAGTCACAATCAGGCGTGAACTGCCAGTTGAGCGAGGTGATGACGACTGGGACTGGGCCGATCATCTGGTTGCGGTAGCCTGAGAAGGTCAGCACCGGCGGTGGAGCGCCAAGCTTGTCTGGGTAGTCCCGAAGGGTACGCTCACCAAAGTAAGGCATGGTCCAGCCGCGAAGCTGGTTGATGATGCGAAGGTTCTCGGTGGCCTCGTCGGTGGTTCGCGAGGTCAGAGTAGCGTTGAGCGACCACTGCACGCTGTCAGTGCCCTCATACTTCTGGAAAGCAGCTGGAGATTGTGGCGGCGCCACAGGCTGATACTTGATGCTGCGACTCTCAGCAACCTCAGGCATGACGATGAACTTGACCGTGATGTTTGTGCCAACTTGAACCAGCTTGACGAGATGGTCATCACTCTGCGAGTTACCAATGGCTGCGTTCTGAGACTCTGCAGACACCGCCGCATCTTCGCTTGCGGCTTCAGAATCCTTGGCAGCAGAATACGACATCGCGTTGTATGTCTTACTTCCTTCTACCGTCGCTGTTGATTGGCGAAGCAGACGCTCAGTCTCAGCCACGCTTTGGTCAGGTGCGTTGGTCTGTGCCTGGCGAAGCAGGCGGCTTGTCTCGGCTGCGCTCTGGTCCAGACTTGGTGCAACAGCAGCTACCTTCTGGAAAGGGCCTGTTCCACCGAAGGAGGTCACCACTTTGTTGGCACCCTCCTGCAGCTTGGTGGTCAGGTCACCAAGAAGATTGCCTGAGGCAGTTGGAAGCTTAAGGTCAAAGAGAGACATTGCTTACGCGCTCATTGCTGACTTGATCTTCTTCATCAGGGTGGCGGCCAGCTTTGACTTGGCTTCCAGCCCGACGGTGTAGGCGAAGGCCTTCGTCTTGTCCTGCTTGGCAAAGTGGCGAGCCAGCGAGCCGCTGATCTGTGCGTCATCCACTTTGTCACCATCCTCAATCATGCGGCCGATCATGTCGTAGCCGTCCGCACCCTGAGGAGCTGCATCATCGTCCATGTCGCGATCCAGACCAGGCACCGTGACATGCTTGATGGCCGATCCGTCCTTGGCGGTGAAGTACTTGTCGAGCATCTTCATGTAGCCAGGTGCGCGGTCCGAACCTGCCGCGATGGCGATCGGCTCGAAACCCGCCTTGCGGACCTCCTCGAAGGCGGCAAAAGCAGAGCCAGCCACAATGAACTTGACGCCGTTGGCACGACCTGATGACTCCATGAACGACTTGCGCTCGTCAGCCGTCAGCGGGTTCTTGGTCTTGTCAGCGCCCGTCTTCTCGCCAGCCACGATCACAACGACGGGAGTGGCTTCAAGGTTCAGCTTCTTGTTGTCTCGAACGAACGCCTTCATTGCGTCCATCACCTTGTAGTGACCACGGGTAGGCGGTTGGAAGCGGCCGACAGCAACGACAGCGCGCTTCGATTGTTCGCCGACGGATTCGGCTTCGTAGAGGGGTTCAGTCATGGGGCAATCTCCGGCCAGGTGAGGTATTTATGGGGTGGTCAGAGACCCTGGAATCACCCTTCTCACCACCATAAATAGTCGGTGGTGATACAATCATCTTAACGTCGCCACTCTAACAACCCGTAGGAAGGGCTTACCATGGCGACGAAACAAGAACCCCGTCAAAAGATTGTTCCAGTAAGAAAAGCCAAGTCGACCTCGACAAAAGGGCACTACGTCACCAACGCTCAGCTGCTGGTGGCCATCGCCGAAGACAAGGCCGCCCCAGGCGGCAAGAAGCTATCGTCCAAGCTGGCGAAGTACCTGCAGATGATTGCAGAACGGTACTCGTACAGTCCATCCTTTGCTGGCTATTCGTTCCGCGAGGACATGGTGAGCTTCGCGGTGGTGAACCTGATTGCCAACTGGCACAAGTTTGATCCTGCCAAGTCAGACAACCCGTTCGCCTTCTACACCACGGCCTGCTACCGCTCCTTCCTTCAGTACCTTGCTGATGAGAAGAAGCAGCGCGACATCCGCGACACGCTGCTGGTTGATGCAGGTGCCAATCCGTCCTTCTCCTTCCAGGATCGGGCCAAGGGCAAGACCTCCGACGAAACCGCCTTCCGCACCCCCGCCGCGGAGTGAGCAGCATGAAGATTATTTCCACGCCCCAACGGGTGGAGAGCGCCGACACGCGCTACATTCCATCCAACCTGTGGGATATCCGAAAGCTGTGCATGTTCACGGACATTCACTTCGGTGCTCGCAACAACTCGGACCAGCACAACCTCGACAACCTCGAGTACATCGACTGGTTCATTGCCAAGGTCAAGGAAGAACAGCCCTCACACATCGCCTTCCTCGGAGACTTCTTCGAGAACCGTAACGCCATCAACGTGCGAACGATGAACCACGCAACTGAAGCCTGTCGTCGGCTCAATGCGCTGGGTCTGCCAATCATCTGGATCGTGGGCAACCATGACCTCTACCACCGGATGAATCGCACCATCTTCTCGACTGACATGTTCAATGATCTGGAGAACTTCTTCATCGTCAGCGAGCCTATCAAGCTGAACACTGACTGGTTCGTGGCGCCGTATCTGTTCAAGGACGAGTACCCAAATCTGGTTGCTGACATCAACTCCAGCAAGTACGTGATGGGCCACTTCGAGTTTCGCGACTTCGTGGTGACGGGTGCTGATCGGAAAATGGAACACGGGCCAGATGCCGGTGACTTCTCTGGACCGCAGTACATCTTCTCGGGCCACTTCCACAAGCGGCAGACCAACAAGAACATCATCTACATCGGCAACACGTTCCCAACCAACTTCGGCGATGCAGGCGATCCAGAACGCGGAATGGCGGTCTTTGACATCGAGAACAACGACGTCTACTTCCATGACTGGGAAGAGGCTCCGCTTTTCTTCAAGACGAAGCTGAGCCGGGTTCTGGACGGTGAGTGCACCTTCCCACCACGCAGCCGAGTTCGGTGCATGCTAGACATGGACATCGGTTACTCGGACGTGCAGGCGCTGCGCGAAGAGATGCTGACAGGCCTGCAGCTTCGGGAG